GCTGTACGATTTTTGCATCAGCATTCCTTTAAAAATTACGACTATTGTTTGGATTAGACTATAAAAATTCATCTAGGGCATAACCCTAAACTGTAAAACTAGTCTCAATAGTGAAAACGTATAAAACGAATTCTATCAAAAGGTTATGCGGAAACTTTAAAACTCCATAAAATATTGGAGACCTTACCGACCGTACCGGTAAAGGTTTTAATGTATATATATATTTCTTAGTACGCACCTGCACTAGGCGACGCATATAAGTAGCGTGGTGGAACATTTAAGAAATAGAAAAAATTGAAATCAGTTCCAATGGAAGAATATCTTTCGACATATCCAATAGAATTTCCATCATTGCGACAGATTATATCTAATTCAAGTTTTTCATTTTCAGTATCATCCGTATCTATGCCGAAAACGGCGTTAGCAGGATTTGCTGAAACAAAGCGATATTTATTGTATTGTGGCATTAAAACCGACAATCCAGTTTGTGTTTTTTGATTTATCAAAGATAGACCGGAGGCGCCACTACCTCCACGAGATACCATACCTCGCGAGGTTCCACTAAATGATGTGCTCACAATGTTGGTAGTGATCTCACGAAGTGCAGCGCGTGTCGTGACCGATGTCTCTGTTACACGCCTCACTCTCATTACTGAAATATCACTAGAATGATCAGCATTAAAGTGCCAGATCATGGACCCTCGCTGTCCAATAAAACATGGCGCTAGCCACGTGTATGGATTAACAGTTACGAAATTGTAATCCTCGGGATTTGCAGATACTAGCCCAGTGGCTAAATGCATTCCCTTAGGATCAAATCCTACTGAAGGAGGGTATTTGGTCATAGTGAATTTGTAAAATGTAGACGATGTATCTTCACTACTGGATGTAGTTCTTTCTGTATTTATATAATGTGATCGACGCAATAAAACACGCGTACTTTGCACATTTTCTCCCATATTTACTAAATATCTATTTTGGGGAGGTGGGGTTGATTTACCCATTGTATGACCATCCACAGTATCATCCCATACTTCGTTGTTCGCTTGTACAGTGAAGTGGTTTGGAGTTGTGGTGGTGAAATCTACATCACTAGGATTTGTTAGTTCAAAATTGTCTGCAGCCTTGACTGAGAGAACAAGACTAATGGATGCAGTATCTAATGGTGCTGTCAATTGATTGAGAACACGTATGCAAAATCTTCCATTATGAAAATCTCTATCTAAAACAGGCGATGTACCATCGCGAGTGTTGTAATCTTCTTGTGCTGTTGACATAACACGTAGCCATGATGTTGTAGCCATGTATGGAACTCTAAATTCGATCTCACTACTTTCAGAAATATCTACAATTCGTGTTTGGACTACTGTGGTGGAGTCAGAGTTCGTAAATATATCTCCAACAGGATCGTAGGACACACGCAACCTACCCTTATGGTACTGTGATGCCACAACCTTAAGTGTAAAAATAAGATCTCCACGCCAATTGGAAAATAATCGCGAAACCATTCCCATTGGTGTATCTAGCAACAAACTCTGCCCTGTATCAGGTATAATATTGCATAATGTTGGTGTAACTACCATCTGCAACAGTGACATATCTACTAGATCAGTTGTGTTCCATTTTATGGTGTTTAGAATAGCACTTCTTTTAGTGAGATAACTAATAGCCAACTCATCCTCAGGTCCTAGACCAACGGTTTCTGGCGAGATACTTAACTCATTCTTTGGATCTAACGTCAATTTATCTACTACATTACCAATTTCTGATGAAGCTAAACCGTGAAATGGCATACTTTTATATGGAGCACTATTATCAATAACTGGTACATTTGTGAAGCCGAAGATCGAAGCTACAGAACTTAAAATTCCAGCTCCTATCGAAGTAGCTTTGGCAAAGGCACCAATGAAAGGTATTCCACTGGTAGCTGAGGCTATTGATCCGGAGACTTCAGCAACAGCAGAGGCCACTTTAGCTACAGGAGTTTGACCATATTCATCGTTGGTTGCACTAGCTCCTCTAACTTCATCCTCTTTACTTTGAATTTCCCATTCAGTACTCTGGATTGCATTACGCACAGTATTAGCCGCTAATCTCACTTCCTCAGCCCAAGCATAGATTGTGACAGTAGGCGTTGCCGAGACACTAGCATTAGCTGTGTCTGTTTGAGCCAATTGCCAAAGGGTTAGCTCACCCATACGTTGTACATCAATACTGGCAGTTATATTCAACCAATTCTCGTAATAAAAGAATGGCAGAATCATTTCGCCACCAGAGGAATTTTGTGGAGTGATCCAAATTGTTTGACGCTGAGATAAACATGTTATATGATTATCTGCACTTGATATTGGATGAAATTCCTGTAATGGTTGATAACTTAATCCAAGCGCCCCGTATAAAAAAGGGGTCGCATTAATAATAACTTTAATATGTAACTTACACTGTAAATATCCGTAATTGTTCAGTTTATTTCTGATTGGGCCGTAATTTAAAAAATCATGCCATGGATTAAATACTTGTGTAGTAAATGCACTACCTACTGGTATTTGAAAAGATTGAATAGGCACCGGACGACTCAGAAAATCCCCTAAGCTATAAGCTGGGGAATATATGTCTGACATAACATCGTCATAAATATTTGGTACCACTGATCTACTACCTGCGGTAACGTCACTATATGTGACGATTTCTTGTTTTTGGCCTTTATCCATAGGGACGTCAGGCTCTTGATTGCCAGATTGTATTTCAAATTTATATCTCTTACAAGGAGGCTCCATAATAGGAGACTCCGAAAGATCAACGAATTTCAAAGAGTCTGGACTTAGAATATCATTCATGTGTGGGCCGATTATCTGGGATAATCTGATAGGGGCCAACACATCTTCGTTACTATGTGAACAAAGACAACATTTACTTCTTACATGGGAAGTGAACCTATTAAAAATATTCGAAATCATATTTGAGACCACTGTGCTGATTAAACAACAGTGGAATAGATTTATTTAGCACCTCGTTCCCACGAGGGTGCTGGCGTTTACAAGGCTACATGCCTTGAAGCTTGCCAGAAAGCTGTTTTCAGTTCCTCCCATGGAGGAAGAACATAAGACTCATAATATGGCATCAATTCATGTTCCAGAATCAATTCCATGAATAAGTCTCTTTTGCAATTATATATATCTTTCCCATGCCAAAAATATTCACGAATTGCACTCGCAAATATTGACATCATTTGTGCTTCTTGGGGAATAGACTTCGATACAACATTGATTAATAACATTTTTTCTATGGAATCCATCTCTAATGGGGCCACTATAGCACCCACATCATGATCATATTTCCATGTTCTTTTTAAAAAAGATATATCATTTATATGTAAAAATGGAACTGATTTTGCTTCTTTATCAGCCATGGTATAAACTATACCAACATTCGCGAGAGTATCACGTATTGTGGTGTGTGTGAAGAAATCTATATCTGGAGAAACCCCCATGACATTATCATCACCAAATGTTTTGACATGCACATTATTTTGAAAATCTTGGCAGTCTCTATTAGGAGACAATATGGTATAACAGTATCTTAAATACAATGAATTAGCTAAACCATTAATTACCACTGTGAGAGGGTGACCAGAAGGATTTGAACCACAAAATTCCATAAGATCGCCTTTAAAATTGACGACAGGAAATGATATGTCTTCAGAAATACCTTGAACAACTTTCAAATCTTCTTTACTGTATCCAGCCGCTTTGCAAACATTATATATGATTTTAAACGCTGCAAGAATAATTGAAGCTGGCATAGATTTATCGAAGGCCTTATAGTCCCCAGCGATCATTCTGTCATCACCAAAGTGTGTAAGATATTGGTACATCTCTTCCCACTCGAGGGACTGGCAAATAGTGCCAGGTGCACTTTCAAATAAGTGACGTCTATTTTGCATCAATCTAATAAATGATAGCATATATTTCCTAACCACAATGGTGAAATCAAGAGGAGCACCCGTGAAAACACGCGTCTTATTCCTAGCTATTTTAGAAAATGTGACAGCCTCATCCTTAAGATGACCAGAAAATACTGGCATATAACGCTCTCCATCAATATACTTTCCTATACAAACATCTACTCTGTCCATAATTTCTTTAGTGGGCATAACAGGATCCATCCATCTAGATATTGGTGAAACATGTTCTAAATAATATTTCTTACTCTTATTCCATGGGAAACCCGCGCTTGTTCCTCGATTAATCTTATCGACATAGGAAACGCCGGGACATCCATTTATAGTAGTAAGATCATCGTAAACTTCCACTAATTTCAAATCTTCTGTTGTTAAACCACCTAAGATATCATTAGTGAATGAATCTACACAATGGTCAAGAATACTTTGATCAATTCCTTTAACAGGATTAGTCATGTCCAACAGAGCTACACGCCAAGGTGCCCATCCATGCATCACTGGACGACCATGTTTAAGTACGTAACCACGTTTCTTGAGTGATTCGCAAATAATGGTGGGCTCCACATGTGATTTTGGTCGAGGTATAAAACCTGTAAATGATCCATATGTGGCGGCCACGCCACTTTCTATATAGCGAGCACAACTCTTGTAATGCAACGTCGAAAGTGTACGCTCAACCGTTTCTGACTTTAAAGACGGAGATCCACTTTGGATGAAGGGAACGTCCATAGATTTAATAATAGATGATAAAAATTGTTGGGTTACAGGTATGGCTCCCACACGACCATTTTCACAGCCGATAGTATGAAGACCTAAGATAACTGGACCCATTCCGGAATTACTAACCATCAATGAGCCACAATCTCCTAATACAGTAGGAACTTCACATTGTCCCCACCATATATCGGCAGACATGGTTAGCTCTTTGATTTCGGTAAATACACTATTGATATTAGCTATATTTCTATGACTCATTGAGCCATCCTTCATTCTTGTAACGTACAATCCTTTATGTATACCACGTAGAGTTTCCTGCATAAATAATGAAGTGATGTCCTTATGAGGACGCATATTTGTAACATAAATGAAGCATAGATCCTTATCAGGGTAACGCATCACTTGTTTTTCAACAACTTTGAAACGCATATTAGTACTTAAACCATCACCTTTACATTGGGAAGTGAACTCCAATTCTGCATTATCCAAGAGAGGTATGCCATGATTATTGAACATACATAAATGCCCACTCACAAAAATACCTTTCGTAGTTTTCTTCTTAGGTTCACCATCAACCATTTGAAATGTAGTTACACTTGTACAGTTGTACGCTAGATCTGAAACGACTTTTGTAAAACCCAGCCCTTTCATGGAAGAAGTTACTGGTGAGACATCAAAACTTGTTACTTGAAAATCATCTTTATACCACACATTCTCACGTTCATTTGGCATAGCGACAGGTTCTGTTCCAATATCTTTGGAGTTTGTATTGCCTTGAATGACTTTATCATCATCATCATCGCGACAAAATATAGTACCCCAAGCAAATGCTCCAACCTTATACAAACCAATAACAGTTGCACAAGCTAAAGCAATCTTTTTGAAGCGACTACACATGCCAATCTTAAGGAATACATTATCACCACATCTATAAAATAGACGTGCTATTTGTGTGTCATTCATTCTGGCTATGAAGAAACCGCTAAGTACCTCAATAGCATCTCCTAAAGGTCTCCAACGAAAGGATATTTTGAAGATAAAAGCCAAGGTTAATATAGCCTTTTCACACCACCAACATATAACACGATTCCAAATACCAGGCTCATTAACCATATCATCATGATATTCATCTAAATCATTACATCTTTCAGCAACAGATCTCTGAAAATCAGTAACTGTATGATAACCATCCATGTATTCATGACCATCGATTAATTCCTCACTACCATCTTCCAGGGCTTGAACATTTTCGCACTCACAAAGAGAGATAGTTTTATAACATGATTTACATAACTTAATCTCTTTCATTGTGTCTTTACAATTTTGCTCTTTTTCCTGTATACTTTCATAATGCTTAGCAGCTTTCGCGTACCAAACAAGAAAATCATTAATATCGGTAAAGTATTCTTCTTGAGCCAACATGGCTTGTTGGGATTCGTTGGGTTTGTTTAATTTATGCGGTATGACTTTATACACACATATACTCCATAAATTTGGGTATGCTCCCATTTCGGTTTCAGGAACTAAAGACCCATCCAGAGTTTTCCCATCACTGGTATACTCTGGTTTTGGATATATATCTAAAACAATAGGTAACCTACGTCGCACCGCTAAAGGGCACGAAAAGAAATGATTTGCATTCAAATCTATAGTATTGGTCGTTGCAATAACTTGCTTCGCCAAAATAGGCGTACGACCCTTATCTTCAAGAGCTGCTTGCATAGGAACCATAGGAACAGAATTTATCAATTGAATAATTTCAAGTAAGGACGGATCACCCATTGGAGCTTTGTCAGGCTTCAAAAAGGCTATATCATCCATACGAACACACCACTGTGTAGTGTTGAAATTTACCCAAAATGGATCAATGGAATTTCTTGTATACATAAATTCGGAATCAGTGGGTAAACCCAACAAAGATCCGTAATAATGAAAAAGAATATCTGTAAAAGTAGATTTTCCTACACTCGATCCACCACAAACTAATGTGGCAAAAGGTGCACGTCTTGATTGTTGTGCACTTCGCTTAGATATAGATTCACTAAGGAGCATTTGCATTTCTCCTAATATCTTACCCATATAACGTTTTGTACTTGGATCTACACTTTTATAGAATTTTTCCATATCCTTACCTTGTTCTATAACATCTCGCAAATCTGCAAGATAGGAAAAAATAGTAAAGCCATGGGCCTCAGGGTTATGCAAAAAACAACTGTCATGTTTAAGTTTATTAGTCTTAACAAACCAAGCCTCATAAGATTTTCCATCATGTAAAATGGAATCAAATGTACCAGTTCGCATAAATTGTTGACCACGTTCGAATAGAAAAAGAATTGTATCCATCATGCAATGTATAAAATCTGGTCCTAAATGATATTTTCGCTTCATAGCTTCCTGTTCTACACGTGCATATTGCAGTTTGGACATAGTTAATCCAACTTGCGAAAACACTGAATTACATAGTAAATACATAAAACTTTTGTATAGTTTAGCATATAGAGGCGAATCACAAATATCAGAATATTTATCTAGAAGTGAACGAAAAAGTAGAGAGTATTTCTCAAATCCCTCATCTGCTTCTTCATCCTCATCAGCTTGAATTGTATATGTTACCAATCCA